CCATTGAGGTCGCTCGCAACGCCCTTCAAGTCGTCACTGGCGGCCGATTTGCCTTCGGTGCTGATCTTGATTTTGACTTCGTTTGGACCGGACATTGCTGGCTTCCCGACTGGATTTTCGAGCGCCCATGAAAAAGCCCTCTACACGGGATTGTCCGCGTAGAGGGCAAAGGGAATCAGAGGGAAGTGCTTCGGCGTCCTGAGTGATTGACTCTGTCAATCACGAGGAAGTACTCGGCTCAACGGATTAAGGTGTAGAGCCAACGCTCGCTTCAACACCGCTGCAGGTGCTCATCAGCAGATCAGTTTTGGCAATAAGTTCCGTCGCTTCTGCTGGTCTATATTGATGCCTCTCGACTGACAGCTCTTTCGTATGCCCTCTGGTGATGGCTTCCTGCCCCAGGATGCCAAGGAAATTGACTGCTTTTTCGTAATCGCTATTGGCAAACCAGCCTCTATTGAAATCATCCGCGACAACCCATACCCACACCCACCCGCCTTGCGTTAAGTCATCACGCCGCTTTTTTGCCACTTCAATCAGGTGGTCGAGCTGCTCTACGGTCTGGTCGGCGATGTAATCGACGTGACTGGTCATTTAGGTCTCCAAATCAGTTTTCGTTCAGCACCTCGACCAGTTCATCTTCGGCCCATTGCAGGCGCTTGAAGACGCTGGCGGTCTGTTCGGCGGGAATGCCGACCTGCTGCATCACCCAGGGCAACACGCCATAGTCCAGGCCATCGACCCGGCCAATTAAGCCGGAGCGCCGCAGTTGCTTGCGCATGGCGATCAGCACGGTCAACGGCGCCTCGTTTTCCGGCCAGACGCCGAATTTTTCGACGGTCTGGACGGCCAGCGCCTCGGTGATCGCCGCCTCGTCGGCGCCGAACGCCGCGAGCGCGGCCCGTAGTTCATCACGACTGTCACGACCGCCGCCGATCCAATGGCGGACGGCCGCTTTCAGTTTTTTACCGACGCGCCCCGCACCTCATTGAAATAGGCCTCGAACAGCGCCGGCACCGCGTCGGCGTAATCGTCGAGCAGACGCTTGAGATTATCCCGGCTGAACGGCGCGTCGATCTCGCGCCAGCCGACCATGATCTCCGCCAGAGCGTCCAGGTTGGTCTTTTCTTTCAGCGAGGCACCGTAGGCCGTGCGGGCCTCCTGATTGAGATGACGAAATTCGACAGAGAACGTGCCTTTGCCTTGCCCCGGAACATGGATGCTTACCGGGACGGAAAACGTTGGATTCGGTTCGAGTTTGAACATGTCAGTGCACCACGATTTTGAGTTCATCATTGCCGAGCAGCGGCACCGCGCGCAGGTCGAAACCGACCATCAGCTTGCCGTTGACGTCGACCTTGGACGGGTTGATCAACTGCACCGCGGGCATAAACACCATGACCCGGTAGCCCGCCGCGATGCCGTGCATCAGGCCCACCGACTGCAGGGTGTTGGCCTTCACGGACGCCATGAAGGCGACTTCCTGCGCTGCCGTCAGGTCTAGCTGCACCTTGCCCGTCACGGCCCGATCGGTCACATCGATCGTCTCGCCGCCGAGCAGCGGCGTGAAATTGACGCTGTTGCCCAGCGCGATTTCAAGTCCCTGGCTCGGATAGCCCGTTCCCGCCGTCAGTTCAGGGGTTGCCGCGGTGTAGGTGCAGCCGAACATCACGTCGCCCGTATTGAGCTCGCTGATCACCGATGGCGCCTTGAATCCGCTCAACGTCAGCGCCGCCGGCGTCGCCGCCGTCACGCCGCCATCGAGGCCGAGGAACTTGAACGACAGCACCGGCCGGGATTTGACGCTCATCTTGAGCGACACGTCGCCGCGGCAACCGCGCGCCACGTGTTTGACGCCGTCGGAGAAATAGTAGATCGAGACGGACTCGGTCACCGGCGTGACCAGCGTGTATTCGGTACGAACGCCTGCCGTCGGCGTCTCGTGGAAACCACAAGCGCGCAGCAGCGGCCCGTAGGCCGGCGCGGTGCCGGCCGTTCCCGACCCTGCGAGCTCGACATCGAAATTCATCTCGATATTGGCGACGCCGACCAGCTGCTCGCTGCCGCCCAGGAACGGGCGGACCAGGTCGCGCGAAACATTTTGCGCGTTGAGCGGGTTGATGCTGACGTTGGAGACCAGCAGCGCGTCGGTGGCCTCGGCCGGCGCGGCGTCGGTGCCATACGTCGTTTCGAGCTTGGCGAGAATGGCCGTGTTGCGGATATAGCGGGCAACCATGTTTTACTCCTTGGCGGCTTTTGCGGGTTTGACCGGGGGCGGTTCGGGGGACGAAGCGGGCGCCGGCGGGGTCGCCGGCTTGTTGGTCGAGGGTTCGCCTGGCTGGCGCGGTTTAGGAGCATCGCTCATTACGTCTTCCTCAAATAAGTGGTCACGCGGAACTCATCGGCCCACCACAGCCGGCGGTCTTCGAACTTGATCAGCTCGCCACCGGCGAAGCGAATCGGCTCGCCGACTTCAGGTTCGGGCGCCCAGGCGAGCAAGGCGCCCTTGATCTTGTTGCGCAGTGCTTCCAGGCCGGCCAGCGCCGCGGCGCCGGTCGGGTCGACGAGATTGGCGGCGACCAGAATGATCGAGAAACCAACCGTCTGCGTCTGTTCAAATCCACCAATCAGTTCGCTGTCCTCGGCCGACTCTGAGTGAGGGATCAGATAGCACGCCGGCACGGGAACGACGCCATTGGCGATTGCGTCGATGTCCGCTGAGGCGCCGACCGCCTTGAATCCGGTCAGCTTGGTTTTGAGGCGAGCCAGAATCGGGGAGAGGTCCATCAGTAGCGTGCCAACAGGTCTGCGTTAAAAACTCGGTTCGGCGCGCTGACTTTCACCGCCTGCGCGGTCGTCGAGGGCGCCAACGGCGACGCGCCGTCAATTACGATGCTGCCGGACGAAATGGCTTTGAGGTCTCGGACCGAGTCCTCATAGCGCTTGCGCACCGCTTCGCTGGCCTGGTCCGCCCAAAGGCGATAGCGGGCGATATCGGCGGCGATACGTGCCAACACCGGCGGAACGCTGGCCAGCGGCAACTGATAGCGGGCGGCCAGGTAGCCGTCAATTTCCGATTCGGCATCGGAGATCGCCAGGCCGACCACGCCGGCGTCGATGACCGAACCGTTTTCGTGGTCGGTCAGCTGCGCCAGCTCGGTGCTGCCGAAGCGCGTTTCGAGGTCGGCCTGGACGATGTACGGCATGGCTTACTCGGCGAAGCGCGCGGCACCGCTGTCGACCAGCGGATAGGCGATGTCGGGGGTCGCCGTGAAGGGCTTACCGGGCTCGATATCGACGCCGTCGATGCGCAGCGGCTCGACGGCTACGAAATCGCCACCATCGAAACGCGGCGGTTCGTCGACCGTGGAAGGCGCGTCCTGTTTCGGCTCCGCCTGATCGGTTGACTCGCTATCGGCGCCGTCGATGTGCGGCGGTTCGCCTGCCTCGGAAGGCACCTCTTGTTTCGGCGCCGCTTGATCGGTTGCTTTGGTCTTGGCCATTGAATTCTCCTGGTTTGGTTGCCCCGCCGACCCAATGGCCAGCGGGGACGCGGTGACGAGCCCCCCGCCTGTGGGGCTCCTGGCTTATTCAGAATCAGCCGACAGCAGCGCTGATCAGGTAACCCGCCGTGTTGCCGGCGATGACCGGAGCAACTTCGTCGGTCACGGGATAAACCCAGCTCTTGGCGTTGCGGTCCGCGTAGGGTTGCTCGACCAGCGGATAGCCGTTGAGGCGGTAGGTGTAGCCGAACGACGGCAGCCCTTGCTCGGCGACGCTGCCGAGTTCGGTGTAAGCGACGACCACGCTTTTCCCCCAGACGTCAGCGAAGGTTCCGTTGTTGTCATAGACCGCATCGCCGATCACCACCTTTTTGACGCCGAAGAGTTGAGCGAGCAGCTCCGGGGTCGCCGAGTCGCGCCCGGTGTACTTGATGCGATCGATGATCTTCGGATGCTGGCGCAGCTTGGCGAAGACGGCAGCGCCCATCTCGACGACGTTCGGGCGCTTGCCGATTTTGGCGCGGATCGCTTCCTTGGCCGTCTCGATATCGCTGACCGGGTCGGATACGCCGGACGTCAGATCGCTCCATTGGCTGGTGCCGGCGAGCGTGACCTTGTTGCCGGCCGGATAGTTGGCCGGCGTGGTGGCCAGAATTGCCTGCTGGTATTCGAGGCGCAGGCCGATGATGTTCTGCACCTTGACGATCGCGCCGCGCGCCAGGTCGATTCCCGGTACCGCAGAGGCTTCTTCCTGCAGCTCATTCGGCACCAGACCTTCGAGCGAGTGCGACTCAAGAG